GCCACTCAATGTTTATAGATATAATGTTAATTATAATGATAATATGACACTTCATGATTTATATATTAAACATAGTAATCAAAATATTAGTGCATTAAATTTTTCAGCAGATGTTGAAGAAATTATGATAGCTTCTGCAATTGATTTACCTTTAACCGAAAATATTCATATGTTAAGCACTAAAAATAATAGATTCTATGATTCTATTATAAATTTATTAAGTAATAAAACAGCCTCAAAATCATCATCTAAGCGCCCTAAAAAAGATTTAGTTAAAATTATTAGCAATATACATGGTAAAATCTTTACTAATGAAGAAAAATTAGATTGCAAACAAAATTGTAAAGGGCCATTTGAAGAACTTGAAGATGCAACTGCTATATTACTAACAGCTGTTGTATTAGATGTTGACAAGATTGAAAATAATAATTATAAATCTCGTGGTAAAAAAATATTAGGCAAAAAATTATTAGATAACTTTGTTCCTGATGGAAAATTATTAAATGCATTACAAGAATCCCGTCCCAAAGGCATATTATGTAATTATTTAGATAAGCGTAAGAGCTATTGTGATTCAGTTAATAAGATTTGGCTAAGACCTTTATACACATTTAAGATATTTGGTGATAAAATACTTGAAAATCTTAAATTCTATAAAAGTAAAAAACAAATAACAGACAAAAACTACGATATAGCAGTAAAATATATACAATATTATATTGATAAATCTAAAATTAAAAAGGAACCAATACTACCTGTTCCACCATTAGAAAAATTAAATCATTTAGATTTATATAAATATATAAATAAACACTATAAAACTTTCAAATGGCCTTTATTAGAAGTTAAAAATAAATGTGTCAGAGAAGATGAGTCTAAAAACAATTCTAAGTCGGAGAAAAAGGATTATGAAATTGTCAAATTTTCTAATACTCAAGCATTCGTGCAAAATTTCTTAACACCTGAATCTCCTTATAAAGGTATCTTTTTATATCATAGTGTAGGTTCAGGCAAAACATGTACTGCAATTGCTGCTGCAACTAAAAGTTTTGATGAAAATGATTACACAATTTTATGGGTAACACGCCATACTCTAAAAGAAGATATATGGAAAAATATGTTTGAAAAAATATGCAGTATTAGAATTCGCAATATGATTAATGATGGTAGAGTATTACCTAAAAATAGATCTGATAGAATGGCTCTTTTAGGTAAAAACTGGATACAACCAATATCTTATAAGCAATTTACTAATTTAATTAAAGGAAGAAATAAATTTTATCAGCAAATGGTAGCAAGAAATGGTAGCGAAGATCCATTTAGAAAAACATTAATAATAGTCGATGAAATACACAAAATTTATAGCAATACTTTATCTGGGTTGGAAAAGCCAAATCCTGAGGTATTGCAAGAAATGATACAAAAATCATATAGTATTTCTAAAAAAAATTCATTAAAATTATTATTGATGTCTGCTACTCCTATTACAGAGGATCCTATGAGTGCTGTTAAAATACTTAATTTATTACTTGAAGGAGAAGATAGATTTCCTGAAAATTTCGATGAGTTTAAAAATGCATATTGTAATGAAAATGGCTTATTTAATGAACAAGGTTCAATGATGTTTATAAATAAGGTTTCTGGATTAATAAGTTATATCGATAGAAGTAATGATCGTAGTCAATTTTCATATCCAGTAATGAATGATATAATTCTAAATATTAATACAGAATATTCCAGTAACAGAAATATATTAGAACTCGATGATAGAATCTCTGAATTAGAAGATGTAAAATATAACTTAGATAAGAAATTAGACAAAGTAAGAATTAAAGAACTAACTAAAGAAATTTGCGATATTAAAAAAGAGAAAAAGAGATTGGCAAAAGAAAAATTGGAACCTAAGAGCATTATAGATTATGTAAATAAATGTTTCACTAAAGCAAAACTTAAGAATATACAAACTGTAGCGCAATAAGTTTTTGCCGCGTAATAATTTATCTAAGAATTTTAGCAAATGATAATAGATATGATATTGTTATATTCTTTAATACTTGCTGCAATATTATTTAGCATTTATTTTTATATTGCTACAAAAGATATTGATGAAGAAGATGAAAATTATGAAAAGAATAAGGAATTATTTACATTTAATAATTTTATAATATTTGGCATTATATATATATTCGTATTTACATTATTATATTTAGCATTTGATGACGGGACTACATTAGTTTCTTTAACTGGTGGTATGTCAAATGAAGAAGATTATAGTAAATCTAATAAAATATCTAAATCAAATATTGTAGATCCTTCTGTTTTAAAACATAATAATGATCCTATGAAAGCAGGATTTGAACCATATAATAGCAATAGCTCGAGTAGTGGTGGGGAAACATCTTCTGAAGATAGTGGTAGTGCTTCTTCTAATGAAAGCGATGGTTCCGAATCCGATTAATATTATTTTTATATTTTTAATTAATTAGACATATGAATAAAAATATAGTTTTTTACAAAAAGAAAAAGTATTAGCCAGATCAAGAAGGTTGTTTAAACATATTAAAATATACATAATTATAGTGAATTATTTTTATATAACAAGAATTTTGTTATGATAAAAATTCAGTATAATAATATGAATAAAAGACTATACGATAAATATAATGATATTATTGCAAAAATTGTTAAAAGTAATTATGATAGAGATAATGCATTAGTTATTATTAGCGATTCAAAAAAATAATGAAAAAGAGCCTTTCTTAACTTTTTAAAAATTGACTTAACGAATATAAATATTCAGTTAAGTAATATGAAAGATAATAAACCTACTGTAAAACAGGTTAGAGATGCGGGATTAGATAAGTTCTATACAATACCAGCGATATCTAATAAATGTCTTGATATTATAGGAACTAAATACAATTGGGATGATTGGGATTTAGTTGTTGAACCAAGTGCAGGCAATGGTAGTTTCTTAACAAAAATTCCTACTTCTAAAAAAATAGGTATTGATATTGAACCAGAACATACTGATATCATAAAGAAGGACTTCTTTGATTATGAGCCACCATCGGATATCAAAAATATTCTTGTAGTTGGAAATCCACCATTTGGAAGGGTAAGTTCATTAGCAATAAAGTTCTTTAACCATGCTGCGCAATGGTGTAATGTAATTGCATTTATTATACCTAAAACATTTAGACGTGTTAGTCTTCAAAACAGACTTCATAAAAAATTTCATTTGATATATGACGAAGAAATACCATCTGAACCATGTTCTTTTAGTCCTCCTATGCAAGTTAAGTGTTGTTTTCAAATATGGGAAAAAAAAGATGATGATAGAAATATTGTTAAACTTGCAACTAAACATGCTGATTGGGATTTTCTACCGAATGGTCCACCTGATAACAGTGGACAACCAACACCACCAAAAGGTGCTGACTTTGCTTTATTAGCATATGGTGGAAATTGTGGTAGAATAGTAACAACAGGGCTTGATACATTGAGACCGAAAAGCTGGCACTGGATCAAAGCAAAAATAAGTGTATCTTTGCTAATAGAGAGATTTAGTTTATTAGATTATTCAATAAGTAAAGATACGGCAAGGCAAAACTCAATTGGGCGAGGAGAACTTGTTAAGTTGTATTCAGAGTCTTTCGATTAAAGAGTTTCATCATTTACTCTATATTTCATTATATCCGTCCAACATTTATCACCATACAAAGGTCGCAGTGCATACTCTTTTTTATTATTCTCGTCTTTCAAATTAGCAAGAGTTATTATACCATGTTCCTTATTCGTGCCATGTGCATATCCGCCATATTTTGCAATAAGATTGAGCATATCTTCCTTAGGAACATTAAATACATATAAATCACCACCTGTTTCAACATTTTTGCTACTAAGGTGATATGCTGTGAGGATATAATAATCGACATCGTGAGATACGCGCAACTGAACCCAGTTGAATTTATTGTGCTTAGCACCTCCAAGTGATGCTTTTATCTCAGCGTTTTTATTGTCCTTTGAACAATCGCCATTACATTCAGAAGCAGTATTTTTGACGAATTTATTCTTAATGAGAATATACTTTTCAAGAAGTGGTCCATATTTCTGTGCAGATACATTATTTACTACACAATATATGTGTGCTTTTTTAAGCGTTGTTTCCTTCATAATTTCTTTTTCATGGTTGATAGTCGAAAGAGCAAGATGATCCTTCAGTTTCTGGATAGTCTCTTTTTCGACACTTGTAGAAGAAGCCATGTATTCGGTAATTATCGTTGCGTATTGTAACACATCTGTTGGCTGTCAATTTTTAGAGGAAGTCGTCCATATAGTTATCTTTGATTTTTTGAATTGTATTATTATTCAATAAAGTATCATATTTTGGAATTTTATTATTATTAATTAATTTACTTTCATCAATAAAAAAATCATAATGTGTTAAGTTATTATCATAATCATATTTTTCTAACTCATTCCATTTTGATTTGTTTAATAATATTGAATTAATTTTATTATTTAGATTATCATTAATATCTTTAAAAATATTTTTAATTTCACTTATTTCTAATATTTGATCAAAAGCTATATCGGGCTTCTTTTGCGGTAAGAAATGATGATCATCGTCAAAATTGCCTTTAAATAAATTATCTAAATATTTATCAAAAGTATTTATTTCTTTACTTAATCTATAAGGTTCTTTATATAAAAGCCCTTTATAAGTCACGCCCATAATACCGCATATTTTCTGATAAAATAATGATACCACTCTATTATAAGGATTTCTATAAATAAGAATCTTTTTATAATCTTTATATTTGTCTAAATTATTAACTAAATAATCTATATCTCTATTTTGTATTCCATGATGTTTATCTTCAAAAAAATCTTCATTTGTACAATTTGGATGTGTTAGATAAGTGTGTATTATTCTAACTGTACTACATCCGCTTTTAGCATAAGTAAATAATATATATTTATATTCGTCATTTATTACATACATAGCTGATGTTACTTTATTACTCATTAAAATGGAATTTTGCAATATATAGTTATTTTAGATAGTCTTTATACTAATATTTTTTGAGTACATAATTTTATTTTTATTAGATTTTTATAAACTTTTAAAATTTTTAAGAGATTTAGAGAATTATGTACTCATTTTAAAAATAAAATGTTCTATTTTTAAAAAAAAATGATTATAATTAATTTTAATATTTAATTATCCATAAATGCCTTTGGGAACTATCTGCGCATCTTGCTACTACCTATACAAGTATGTTTATACTGATGAATATCTTGCCAAAAAAGAAAATGAAAAAAAAATAAAAAAAATCAATGATAATATATATGATGCCAAATTTATTTATGAACAAGATATTCGCGATATTATCCCTATAATGAAGTATTATAAAGAAGTTGAAAATGATATATATGATAAATACCCCGATTTAAATGAAATAGAAAAGAAGAATCTAATTATTACTATCGTGAGAATTAAGTTTGAATAAAATTCAATATAAAATAGATTTATTGTGTTTATGCGATTTCTTTAATTTGTGTTTTTTTGATTTAAACCCACCTTTATTACTGTCCGTTGTATTATCTTCGATTAATTTTATATCCTGTTTTGTAAGTTTGAAAAGGCGGTATATGTCTTTGTCGCTTGTAAAATTATCTATATAAGGTACATTTTTAAATATTAATAACGAATTAAATCCTGACCATTTACATATTTTAAATATAAATCTATATAGTTCGCTATTTAATACATCATCTACGATATTATATAAAAATTAATTTTATTTGTATAAATAATTATTAAACAATAATCTTGAGTATCAAATTAAAATCATCTAAATTGTGGTATAAGATTGGAAATTCTTGCTTGTTTTGGGATTTGTTATGGAACAAATTACATTTATCATCATAAAATTAGTTCAAGTAATCATTCTAAAAAAAATAGAATTAATTTTAAATTATTGCCATTGTATCAAGAATCTACTTATTTAAATCTAGATAAATATAGAAAAATAGATAAGGATAAAAAAATGAAAATGTTAGAATTTGAAATAATTAAAAAAGATTTAATTATAAAATATCCGGATATATCTATTATAGAATTAGAAAAATTAGCAAATAATATAGTTTCAATTAAATATGAAGATAGTCTATATGAATTAGATATGAAATTTAAAAATATAAATTATAAAATTAAACTTTTAAGGGACAAACTTGATAAAATTGAAAAAAATGAAATGTTAGAAGAAATTAATAACAATAAACAAATACAGATGTTTAATAATAATGATAAAAATTATTTTGATGTTGATAATTATTATTAATTTAAATAGTTTTATTGCGTTTGTTTAATTTATTTACTTTGTGTCTTTTTGGCAATGATACTGATTTACTACCGCGTTTAGGTAAAAAATATTTATAGAAATCTTTTTTAAATAATGCTATTATTTTGTAATTATATTTATTATCTTTTTTAAATACTAAATATTTCATTAAATTAATAAATTTTTCACTAATCATTGCATCTTTAATTTTTTGTAAATTTTGTTTATAATCTGCAATAGCATAAGCAAATTGTGTTAATCCATATTTACCATTTTCATCAATAATAGGGTATGTTCCAGCGCCATTTGACCATATAACTTTTGGTATTCCAAAATGACCTTTTTTCTCTTTACTATATAATATATTACAACCATCTTTTTGTGTAATTGTATAAATTACGGGGTATTTAAATATTTCGTTTTTTATTTCAACGTTTTTCATCTTGTCCATCATATTATTTTTATCGGTTCCATACATACTTCTTTCATATACTACATTTACTTTTTCTTTCTTAGTTAATAATTTTTGAAATAAGTTAAGTTTGCCACTTGGTATAAAATCCCAATCATTTAAATCAATATTGTAATTATATTTTTCAATATTTTCTATATTGTCTATATCACTTACTTTTGTTATATTATTATTCGTTTTAATATTTTGAACTAGATAATAATCAAAATTTGTACCTGCACCACCAAAAACTCTTTGACCATCTTTATATGTGTTCATTGATAAATAAATTAAATTATGTTCTTTAATATAATTAAAAATTTCTTTATAATCGCCATCAATATCTCTCCATCCGGACGGATGTACAAATAGTAAATAGCCTTTTTCTTTTAATAATTCTTCATATGATCTTTTAATAAAATAATGCCAAATTTGTTGAGCTTTTATATTTCCAGGTTTTTTATATTGAAAAGGTGGGTTTCCCAAAATAATATCAAACTTTAAATCAAAGTCAATCTTTTTATATTTTTTATCACGTTTGTCAATAAAACTACCTTTAAATATTTTAAGATCATAACCTTTTTTACTCGATTTACTTAATTTATCACAAAATATCTTTTTCATCATAAATACATTTGTTTCATCTAATTCAACCATATAAAGCATATTTTCTAATATATGTTTTCTACGCTCCTCTTTCTCGTCTATAACACTTTTAAGACCTTCCATTAATCTCATATATACAGCAACAGGGAAATTGCCCATACCTGCTGCTGGGTCTAACCATTTCAAATTAGGATTTTTCCATACAGAATCTGGTAATTTATTTAACATTTCATTTACAAGTTCCATAGGTGTAAATACTTCTCCTCTTTCTTCTTTTTCAACTTGTTTAGGTTTTAAATTATCGTTTATATATTTTAATAATTCAACTGGTTCTTTAATAGAATATATTTTAGATTTTCGTAATAGTATTTGCTTGTTTAATTCCAATAAATTACCGCCTCTTTGTTTTTTTTCTATATTATTTATTTTTTCTTTTATCATTTTATATAATTCTTCTTCTTCATTATTACTATATTTTAAATTCATTCTTTTTAGTAAAGTATGTAAAAAAATTTCTTTTATATTACGATCATTATCAATAACATTTTCTATAATTTGTTTTAACTCATAAACAAAATTTTCTTTATTTTCTAATTTAAATATGCAATTATTTCCTTCCTTATCTGTATATGATGTAATTAAAGATAATATTGATATTATTTCTGCAAATAAATATGCATTTATTTGTTTTGCTTTTTCTTCTTCTTTTCCTTCTTCTTTTCCTTCTTCTTTTCCTTTTTTTGTATTTTCATCATCATCCTTACCTTTTTTTTTACCACGCGGAACTTCATTTTCAGGTTTGATAACTTTTTTTCGTGCTTTATTATCTATTTTTATTTCTTGATTATTATTTCCAATTTTTAATAAATGTATAATTTGAAAGTCAAGTAAATCACTATCATCATCATCAAAAATATTACTGGCTAATAACAATCGTTGTATATTTTCAGTTTTAGCATCCCATGCTTTGTATAATTTGTCAAAAAATTCTTTTACATAATTTTCATAACCCTTTTTGTCTTCTCTATTATATCTATCTATGAATTTATGTTTATCTATATTGATTAAATCCGCTATTAATTTAATTTTTTCCTCTCTATTTTGACCTTTAAATCTATCATTATCTAAATACATATCAGTTAAATAATCGATAGTAAATAATGTTCTTTGTGGATTTAAATCAACCATAAATCCATATTTTTTTCTACCACAATAACTTTTACCATCACATTCTATATCATCTTCAATTTCGGTCATACTTCTAAATATCATTTGATATATCGCATCAGAAGCAGTAATATGTGTAAATAAAGCAACAATATCTACATTTTTTAATGATATTCCTAATTGTAATCTATTTCCAGCTAATATTATCAAACCCTCATATTTACTATATGAAGAATCTGTATATAATTTTTTTTCTAAATCTTCTATTTCTTTTTTTATATCTGCTGGTTTTTGTAAGTATGTAACATTAGGATCGGGTTTTTGTCCTTTAACACCTTTAACACCTTCAACAGCAACATAAAACATATAATTATTAAAAATGTAATTAAATTTTTCTTTTAGTAATTTTATTAACGAATTTGTTATTTTACTTATTTCGTATGGTGGTAAAAACCATAATTGAGTTGTTTTATGTTCTGGTTGTAGTGTTCTACAATTATTCAAACATATTTTTTCAATATTTGGTAATATACCTCTTTTTTCATACTCGTTTTTAGTTTCATAAAATTTTTCTTTTTTGTCTTTTTTTCTTTTACTATTATCATCTTTATCATTGTCAACTGTATAGTAACCAAAATAGTATTCTAAAAATTGTATTAATTGTTCTTCATTTTTAAACTTTTTATCTGTTTTATTAGGCATAAATAATTTATGCATATCAAAACCAAATGTTTCATTTTCGCCTATTTTTTTTATTTCGCTATCTACAAAATCCTTGTCCCATACTGATGTTAAAAAAATAGGTTCTGGAAAATGTTTGTATTGTTCTATTATATTATTAATTTCTTTAACATTTTTAATATTACTTTTGGTAATATTTAACCCTTTGGTAATATTAAACCCGTTATTATTTAATACTTTTTTTAATATTTTATTTCCAAATTTTATTTTAAGATTTTTATATGCTTTATAAAATGTTTTTTTATTTTTAATATTTTTAATTAGTCTAATATCTTGTAAATCCCATTTAATAATATTTTTATCATCTACATTATATATTTGTTTGGGTTTATTGTAAGTTGCTGTTACATATATTTTATATGATTCGTTATTTATATCAAGTTCTTTAAATATATCTTGTGCTATTCGTGTAGACATACCAAAATGTGCTTCATCAAAAAATATAAATTTAAATTTTTTTTCTCCAAAATATTTTTTAATATTTCCTCGTATTTTTTCTATATAATCTTTATTATATATTTCAATATCTTCTTTATCATTATCTTCCTTATCTCTAAATCCAAGTCTTTGCTTTGAAATTAAAAAAACATTATGTTTTTCGGCTTCTCCTTTAAATTCTATTTTTTCATCAAATTCTTTACCTATTTCAACATCTTTAACATTAATTGGGACAATATTATTATTTTTAAAATCATAATAATCGTCAAATGCTTCGTAATATTGTTTTAATGTTTCATTTGGCGCTGGCGTTATTATAAGATAATTATTAAATTTAGTTTTATCCTTAGTATCCTCTACATCTTTTAAAATTGTTCCAGCCATAATATAAGTTTTACCCGATCGTGGTATAGCACCAACTAATATTTTTTTTTGTTCTTTTTTTATTAAACTTGTTATCTTTTCAATAAATAGTTCTTGATGAAATCTTGGAATAAATTTTTTTTTATATATTTGTAAATAATTTTCTTTAAAATTATCAACATCATTTAAAAAATTAAAATCATCTAATATTTTCCACAATTTACTATAATGCTTTTCTAAATCATGTAAATCATATACATTTTCATAATTACCATATGGGGATATATATTTTATTAATATATTACTTGATTGATTAGCTGATTTACATATTTTTTTAAAATGTTCTTTATCTTTTACAAAAAGAAATATATTTATAGATTTATAACTTTTATTTTCTTCTTTTTCTATTAAAGTACATAAATTTTGTATATCATAATGTTTAATATCATCACTTTTTCTATATTTAACAGAAACTAAATTTAAATCATAATTCGTATCTGTTTCGTCTTGTTTTGTTCTAAATGTTATATCAGAATATCCTCCTGAATTCCCACTTATATATCCTTGATTTAAATAATAGTCATTAAAATGTTTTTGTATTTTTTCAAAATTAGAGAAAATATTAAAATTACCTATACCATGTTCGGTATGTTTATTTGTAAAATTAGTTATATTAAATTTAATACATATGTCCCATAATAATTCATATATAAATCCTTGTCTTGATTTTGTATTTTCTTTATTTTTTTCTCCTTCTTCTATTTTTTTTATTTTTTCAATAGCTTTTTTTGCATCATTAACATCATCCTTATTAGTATTGAATATTTTTTCAATAGCTTCTTTTGCTGTTTTATATTTTTTTAATTCTATAATAAAATCATGTATAGTTTTTGTTGTTTTAATTTCTTCTTGTTTTTGCACTGGCGAAGGTGTTTTATGTTCTTTTATTTCGTCTTTTGGTTGTGTTTTAGTTTTATTTTCTTTTAACGAATTTTTATATGTAACACCAGTTTTAGATATACATCTGCCGCTTTTTGGATTGCATATTTTTTCTTTTTTATCACATTCTTTTTTTTTATCTTCTGTACACCCAACGTTTACACTCGAAGTAGCAGGTTTACTAGACATATTACTCTATTATTACACTATATATTTAATCAATTACCGTCATAATCTCGTAATATATCACATGACACATGTAAGATTATATAATATTAAATAGTCTTTATACTAATATTTTTAAGTACATAATTACCTACTAAACAAATGCAGATTTAGATAATTTATTTAAAAAGAAATAAATATTAAAAATTCTAAATATATTTATAGAAAGATAATGAGTAATAATAATTATAAATTAATTGATAAATACAACAAAGATTTTAATAAAATGTTAAAAAATGCTGCAAATACTTTAGAATGTAATAAAACAAAATGTAAAAAAGAGTATGATGAGGTAGAAAAATATAAATCCGAAGTTATGGAAAATATATTTAAATTAACTGAAGAAGAATCTAAAACTAAAACTTTTAAAGGATTTGGTAAGGAAAGAAGTAAAATACAAAAAAAATTTCGCGAAAATAAAGATGTAATATTATATTTAAAAAATATCAAAGATGGTATTAAAAATGAAAAAACTGTAGTAAGTAAATATTATAAAGCCTATAAAGTATATCAAAAAGATTTAAAAAAAGTATTAAAAGAATATCATAAAACAGAAATTGGTAAACAATATAGAAAGAAATTAAAAAAATTGTTAAATGAAATTACAAACAATATTAAAACAATTGCTTTATCAAAATGTAGTTATAAAAAATGCTTAGAAATACATAAAAAAGGTCTGCAATTAATAAAGGCTCTAACAACTAAATTATGTAAAGAAAAAATCGAGAAATCATGTAAGATATCAAAAGCAATTGATAAAATAGATATTAAAAATTTCAATCATAAGGATAATCAAAAATTATCAAAAATGATAAAAAAAGGATTATTTTAATTATTTTTTAGGAGAAGCTTTTGCTGGAGACTTAGATTTTCTTTTAGGAGATTTAGATTTTCTTTTAGGAGATTTAGATTTTCTTTTAGGAGAAGCTTTTTTAGAAGGTCTCGCTTTTTGTCTATCAAGCTTTTTAAAAGCTTTTTTAATACCGTAATCTGGATCATCTCTATCTAATTCTGAATCTGAAGATGATCTTGATCTTCGAGAAGGTCTTGGCGATGGTTTTCGAGAAGGTCTTGGAGAAGGTCTTGGAGAAGGTCTTGGAGAAGATTTTTTCAACGAAGATGATTTTTGTCTATTTTTTGCAATATTAGTTGGTATTGGTATATTATCAGCATTACCAAATTTATATTCAGGTAATTCATACTTAGAATATAAATTGAATCTATTTGTAGAATTCGAAGTATTTGGTAATAAATAGTGTTGCGATGGTGAAGATGGAGAAGATGACGATGATTTCACTATATTAGCAGTTAATTTATTTTCTTTCCACATTTTCGAAATTTCTTCAAAAATATTTTTTTCTTTTAAATTAGGATTATTTTTTTTAACTTTATCATAATGCTGCTTAACAAAAATATTATATGATGTTGGTGCATTTTTTGCACCAGGTCCATCTTCATTACGTGTAATTCTTCCGCGCATTTGTGTTAATACAGCATTATCAGAATTAGCTGATTTACCTTTTGCAACACCATCGCGCGTAACCATTCGACGAAATTGTGTTACAACAAGATTAGCAGGAGCTACAGGTTGAACCATGGCAGCACCATCGGCACTTTTTACATCAGCAACCCCTATTCTTTTTTTCTTAAAATCATCCCATAAATCTTTAATATAAACATCAATACCTTTTTCACGTATTTTTCTTTCTACAGTATTATCTTTTTTTGCAGCACCTTTAGGGCTCTTGGGGCTTTTAGGGCTCTTGGGGCTCTTGGGGCTCTTGGGGGTATTTGGTTTTTCTTTATAATTATCCCAGAATTTTTTGGCATAATCATCAATACCCTTCTTGGTATTAATAGAAGGTGACATATTATCAATATGTTCTTTAAATAAATCACTTGTAGATGATTTCATATTTCTTGAAGGAGGTGGTTGAGATTTCGCTTTTAAATTAGTAAAAATATAACTCATATATATTCTATTTTAAATTAATATAATTAAAAAAAATTATAGAAAGTGAAAAAATAAGTTGTAACCCGCTACTAAGGTAATACATGCTATCAGCGATTCCACCTTTCGGCTTCTTGACAGATTGTCTTCTGTATAAACATGCACTATAATTCCTTTTTGCTCTAATATATAGAAAGTATTTGATACTTTTATCTCGCGCAGGTTAGCTCTGCTATTTCTTTTAATTTAAATCATTAATTCCGGTATCAATCTCTTTCTATATACAGATATGTCACAACCATACCTTTTCTTTATAATAGTTTTTGTTAGAGATTATCTATCAATTTTTTTTATTAATAGAACATATTTATCTTAGCAAATACATATAAAAAATGATTATATCACATTATTTAATATTTATTATAATGACAACTACTATTTACATTTTGAAACTAAATGATAATAAATATTATATTGGAAAAACAAATAGAACTGTTAATAATAGATATCAAGAACATTTAGAAGGCACTGGTTCTTATTGGACAAAAAAATATAAACCATTATCTATAATCAAACAAATTGAAAATAGTTCTCCATATGATGAAGATAGATATGTTAAAGAATATATGGCTATTTATGGTATTGATAATGTAAGAGGAGGGTCATATAATCAAGAAGAGTTGACTTCTGAAACCATTAAGTTTTTAAGAAACGAATTAAGAACTTCTAATAATGAATGTTATAAATGTGGAAGCACAAGTCACTTTGTCAGCGAATGTGATTATATATCTATAGATGATTATATTCAATTCTTTATAACTAATTTTAATTCCATTAAAATTTTGGGAAGGGAAATACAATATTTAAAATGTAAATATAAGAACATCAAGAACATTTATGATTTATACGAGGATAGAACTAAGCTATTAGGTAATGTATTAAAATGTGATTATAGTGAAATTGAATTGTATGAAAATGAAATTAAAACTTATTATGATAAATTTTGTAAAAAAGATCCTTATATTGATGTATTAGTCATCCAGTATTATGATTGCATATTTGAGTATAAATATTGGTGTTCACAATTTAATCGTTTTTCAAAATATGGCGTCGACAGAAATATTAATTTAACAAAAGAACAACAAGATAAACTAAATAGCATGGAATGTGAAAAATTAAATACCAGTTTAGATAATGTTAACTTAGATATTCTCATAAGACAGCTGGGAGCAATTATGAAATTATTTCACGATTTAATGTAAATATAAATACTCAAAAACGAGTACATAATTTTATTTTTATTAGATTTTTATAATTTTTTAAAATTTCAAAGTATTTTAAAATTATGTACTCAAAATTATAGTATAAATAAAAATTGATATAAATAATTATTAAGAATAAACTACTTTAACTAAAATGAATTTA